TTGGTTCTGCACCCCACAGGTGCCATCAATCGTGGAGGCTCTGATTGAGGCCTACGAAGCCCCTAGAGGCGTGTCAGATGAGGCTGTGGCCTTTGCCAGCCAATATGAAGCTGATGCCGTATTTGAGAGCCATTGGAAGCCAATCATGAAGGAGTTGTCGGAATGGTGCCAGTCATCATCGTCCCCGTCCTGAACAGGTATGACCTTCTAGAACGCTGCTTACAGTCCATCGACTATCCGGTGGAAACACTCATCGTCATCGACAATGGTGGGCAGTCCACGTTGCATGATTGGCCTTGGGTCATTGACCGTCGCCATGTCAAGAACTATCACGTCTGGTCAATGCCAACGAACCTCGGTGTCGCGCCATCATGGAACCTCGGCATCAAAGCAACACCTCACGCGCAAGGCTGGATACTGCTGAACTCTGATGCGTTCTTTGAGCCTGGACAGTTAGAAGTTTTCTACAACGATTGCAAATCTGATTCGGTGACATTGACTGAGGCTCAGCCTGGTTGGTGTTGTGCGTGGATTGGGTCTGAGGTGATTGCCAAGGTTGGGTTGTTTTCGGAATGTTATGTTCCCGCCTACTTTGAGGACAACGATTTTCAGGAACGTGCGCAACGGCTCAACGTGCAATTCTGGACTTCTGACGCTGGGATAGTTCACGACAATTCCTCTACGCTTTTATCAGCACCAAAGTTACAAGAAAAGAATGCGAAAAGTTTTGCTGCCAATGGTGCGCTTCATGCGATGCGATGGCAGTCAGGTCTTCCCGATGCGGGTCATTGGGATTTAACACGAAGGAGAGAATTGGGATGGGACTAAATTATGACCACATGCTGGATCGTGACTTTGATCATCTAGAGACACAGCGTGACCCGTTAGACGATTACTACAACTTGCACGAAGGCGAGACCATCTATGTTCTCGGCTCAGGGGCAACACTCGACTATCTGACACCAGACTTCTTTGACGACAAGCTGACCATCGCAGTCAACTTCGTTGGCTCAGTATTCGGCTTGAAGGGTTACTACTGTTTCAGCCACTATCACGAGGACTCAAAGTATGAGGCGATGCGTGAGGACTGTATCGGTGTCTTTACCCCTGAAAGGGAACACGGCACCGATGGGTCGTTCGGTGGGTTTATGCCTAACATCACCACCTTCGGCACTCGCACCGGCAGACCAGGCTCAACCTTTGACCCGCATGGAAAAGATTGGCCTGTGCTGTCAGGGCAGTTGACTATCGGATCATCGAGCATTCATGGGGCGATGCACCTTGCAGCGCACATGGGAGCGAAGTTCATTGTGTTGGTTGGGGCTGACTGTGGTTCTCTGGGTGGTCGTGACAGGGTTGACGGTTATGTGCCAGGTGATTCGCATTGGGGTTTGTACGAGATGCACCTTCGAGCGATGAAGCAACGCCTGTGGGATGTGTATTCATGTCAGGTGTATTCGTTGAACCCGTTTGTGAACTATTCCCTTGAGGGTGTTCCATATCGTGGTGCTGCGTCAATCAACTAGAATCGGAACACCATGACGATCACCAATGGCTACGCCACACGCAATCAGGTCAAAGCAGCTCTCCGCATCGGTACCGCTGACACCCTTGATGACGACTTGATTGATAACTGTGTTGGGGCTGCATCACGCCTCATTGATGGTTATTGCAATCGCAAGTTCTGGCAGAGTGGCACGGCAGCGCGTGTGTATCAGGCTGAGGATTCTTTCTACTGCTCCATTGATGACATCGCTGGAACTGCTATCACATTGAAAACTTCCTCGCAGGCTGACGGAACTTTTGACATTACGTGGAGTCGTTCCGATTATCAGTTGGAACCGTTAAACGGAAACCTTGATGGGTTGGAGTGGAGCTACGACAAGATTCGTGCTGTTGGCGATTACCTGTTTCCAACTGTGAATGCGAACTATGGTGAGCAGGCTTTGGTTCAAGTGACTGCTGTGTTCGGTTGGCCTTCTGTGCCGGAGCCGATAACACAGGCCACGATCATCCAGGCTTCACGTATCTTCAAACGCTACGACTCGCCTCTTGGTGTGGCTGGGTTCGGTGACTTGGGCGCGATTCGTGTGTCTCGATTCCTTGACCCTGATATGGCTCAACTGGTCGAGCCTTATCGTCGTATGCGGATTTTTGCATGAGTTACTCAGTCACCGACATTAAGACTGGTATCTCTAACGCGCTTGCCACAATCCCAGGCTTGAGGGCTTACGCTCAGCAACCTGACAACTTGAATGCTCCGTTCGCTTGGCCTATGTTGGATTCAATCACCTACAACGGGGCGATGCGTGGCGGGCTAGTGACCCATATTTTCGTGGTGTCTGTGGTTGTTGGCAGGTCTGCGGAACGCACAGCTCAAACCGCTTTGGATGGGTATCTGTCCTATGAGGGTACGACTTCGGTTCGTGCAGCGTTGGAAGCGGATCGTTCGTTGGGTGGGGTTGTGTCAAATCTGCTGGTTGAATCTGCGAGCAATATCTCCACGATGGATGGCAACGACACGACGTATCTGATGGTTGACTTCCGTGTGGTGGTGTACGCTTAGTTGATACGCAATCCTGCGAGCGTGTAGAGTTTCAGTAGTAAATCTTCGAGTGCCGGAAGGCAGGAGTCACAAACATGGCAAAGCAAGTTCTCACAAACGTGGCGGTCACCTTCGGCACGGCAAACCAAGACATCACAAGTTACGTAGCGTCAGTAACACTCAACCTGTCAAAGGCTGAAGTTGCTACAACTTCGTTCGGCTCATCTGGTGCGGTTACCCGTATCGCAGGTCTTGCAGACAATGCAATCACACTTGAACTGCATCAGGACTACCCAACGATTGAGAAGTTGTTCTACGACGCTTGGGCTGCGGGTACTGCTGTACCAATGACAGTTAAGCCAAACGGAACTGGTGCTGCATCTTCAAGCAATCCACAGTACGCATTCAATGTGCTTCCTTTGACTTGGACTCCTGTTGCTGGTGCTGTTGGCGATTTGGCAACTGCTTCAGTTACCTACCCAATCGATGGTGCTGTAACTAAGACTGGTACTGGCGCATAACTTTTCTTTAACAACCCTTACCTGCGGAGGTAGAAAATGAAGATAGCACTAGAGATGACTTCTGCTTTGGATCAGTCCAAGCGAACCATCATGGCAACATTCCCAGACTTTATTGCGTTTGAAAAAAAGTTCAACAAGAGTGTCGCCAAGTTTGAAGCCGAACTAACTTTGACTGACCTTGCATATATCGCATGGCATTCTGAACATCGTCAGAAGAAGACGGGTCTTGATTTTGATTCGTGGATTAACGATGTTGAGACTTTGGAGTTGGGGGATCAAGCTAACGCTGTGATCGTCCCTTTGGAGACCAGTCAGCGCATTGGATGATGGCTTACCTGTCTGTTGAGACAGGTATCGCTCCATCGGTGTTGCTGGCAGAAGACCCTCGAATGTTGTTCACGATGTTTGCTTATTTGCGTTGGAGAGCAATTCATCTCAACAAGTAGTCTGTTGTGATGGCGGTTTTTGGTAGAGCAGGTCAAGTCACAATTACTGGTGGCAATCAACCGGTAGAGATTGTTGGTCTTGCAAACTTTTTGCGTGACGCTGCGAAGGCTGACGAACGGTTCAATACTGAGATGCGTAAGGCTGCCCAGCAGGTCGCAGAGAATCTGAATGAGAAGGCTAAGGCTGAGGCTACGACTGTCACCCGTTCCCGTCAGGCAACTGAGGTGATGAAGGGGATGCGGGCTAGGCGTGACCGTATCCCGACAATTAAGTTGAGTGAGAAGTCTGCGTTCGTTTCTAAGTCGAATCCGAACAGGAAGCGCAAACGCAAGGTGACTAGGGGTGACGTGTTCTTTGGTGCCGAGTTCGGTGGTCAGGCTAGGCCTCGGACTCAGCAGTTCTTGCGTCATCGTGGCAGGTCAGGTTATTTCTTCTGGCAGACCGTTCGTAAGGAGAAGGGCAACATCGCCAAAGAATATCTTGATGCAATCCAGAAGGTTCTTAACACTCTGAAGGATGGTTCTTGACTTTGGTTTAGTTTCCTGTACCCTCTAGGTAGGAGGGCGTATGGCTGTTTTATTTGCTAACACTAAGTCGATATATCCGAAGCGGTTCGCTTCGTCTTGGGAACAACTCAAAGAGCTGTTGTCGTTCCATGAGGAGAATGCTGTCAAGGCTGCGGGGGCGTTGTGGTCTCCGGTTGAGTATGACCAGGGTACGACTCGTGGTAACCGTAATGTCAGGTTTGTTGAGGCGTTGGTTGTGGACATGGACGGTGAAGCGTTTGATGAGGCGCGGTTGAATGGGTTGGAGTGGTTTGCGTATTCCACCTATTCGCATCGTTTAGATGACCCTCACTATCACCTCGTTTTGCCGTTAGCGGAGAAGGTGCCTGCTTCGTTGTGGCGGGTTGTGTGGGCTGAGTTGCATGACCGTATCGGGTTGGTCGGTGACCCTCAGACTAAAGACCCTGCTCGTATTTTCTATCTACCTCAACATGCACCCGATCAGCCGTTTGAGTTCCATGAGGGTCATGGTGTGTTGTTGGATTCGTCGTTCAGGTTAGATGTTGAACCTGTTGTTAATCCTGTTTCGCCTCGCTCGAAGCAGGTTCGTCAACCTCGTGCGCGTCGTGCTGGTTCAGAGATATTGTCTGATGCTTGGTGGGATGCTCATGTAGATATTTCTCGTTGGGACGGGCTATCTGGGCGGGCTTTGTATTCTGCGATGCTTGATGAGTTTGTTGCTTTGCGGAATGGGTTGTCTGTTATTGAGTAGAATCGTCGCATGGCTGGTGAGCGGACGTTCGTTGTTAAGTTTATTTCCGACACGGCTGGTGCTGTTTCAGGTTTCGGGAAGTTGTCTGGTGGCCTGAAAGGGTTGCAGAAGTCGGTCTCTAATTCGATACCTGGTTTTGCTTTGTTGGCTGCGGGTGCTACCGCAGCATTGGGTGGGATTACGGCTGGGTTGGTTGGGGCAGTTAAGGCTGCGATGGAAGACCAGAAGTCGCAGGCAGAGTTACAGCGTCAGCTTGAGAAAACATTTGGTGCTAATGAGGCGTTGACTGAATCGGCTGAGCGATATATTTCGGTCACTCAACTTCGCACCGGAACATCTGATACCGAGTTGCGGGCTTCGCTTGGGACTTTAGTTCGAGCGACAGGCGACCTCACCAAATCACAAGACCTGCTCAATCTCGCTCAAGATATTTCTATCGCCACAGGCAGAGACCTAGCATCAGTTTCCATCGCCCTATCTCGTGCCAGTCAGGGACAGTTCACAGCGTTATCCCGTTTAGGTATTCCGCTTGATGATGCAACGAAGAAGTCTAAAGACTTTGACAAAGTTCTAGGGTTGTTGAACGATCAGTTCGGTGGTGCAGCGGAAGCTGCTGCGAACACCTTCGGTGGACAGTTAAAGATTTTGGGTGGACAGTTCGGAGAGATTGTTGAATCAATCGGTGCAGCCTTATTGCCATATCTGGAACGGTTCTCAAAGTTCTTGGTAGACAATGTTGCTCCAGCCGTTCAACGTATCGTGACTGTGATGGGTGAGAAGGGTTTGGTTGGTGCGTTTCAGCAGTTGATTTTTGAGTCAGGTAACGCTGGGCCAAAGGTCATCAGCGTATTCAAAGCGATAACCCTTGGTGCTGCTAATGCGATAAATGTTTTAGCAAAAGCGTTCTTCATCACAAGTGCGACATTCAAACTAACAACCCGTGACTTCGTTGGTGCAGCAAAAGACTTCTACAAAGCAACTCAGAACTTTATTGATGTGGGGTCAGTATCTAAACAGTTTGATTCTGTTGCCAAAGGTATTGACAACTATGCGGTACGTGGAATCCCGTCAGCGATTCGTGCGCAACAAGGCCTAAAAGGTTCAGTTGAGGAATTGACCGGTGATGACACGAGTGGCTTGAAGGGTGCAACGAAGACAATCGTTACGGCTGAGCAAAAGTTGAAGTCGTATGGCGATTCGTTGAAGAAGTCAACTTCATTACAGCTCAGGTTTAGTGATGCACAGAAGTCTGAGAAAAAGTCACTCGCCACGTTGACTGATGCCAATAATGATTTGGCTTCGGCTAAGGCTAAGTTGGCTCAGATTGAGCGTGGCTTTGGTGTTGGTTCACCGGAGGCGTTGGCTGCGCAGGCTGAGTTGGCTAAGGCTCAGCGTTCTCAGGAGCGGGCTGTGTATGCGGTTGAGGAGGCTGTGTTCTCTGTTGCTGATGCTGAGAAGAATCTTGCTGAGATTCGTAAAGACCCTGAGTCGTCTGCGATGGATATTCGTCGTGCTGAGATTAACTTGGCTGAGGCGAAGTTGTCGGTTGCGGATGCTACCGATTCACAGGCCGAATCGACTAAGGAGTTGAATGACCAGCAACGGTTGCTGAATGATGCAATCTTTGGTGCGACTGTTGGTTCCATTCTTTATGACCAGGCGTTGCGTGATGTTGAGGATGCAACCCGTCAACAGGTCTCAGCGTATGAGGCTTGGGAAGAGGCGGTCACTAACACGAAGAACGCTCAGGATGATTTCAATGCTTCGTTGCAGGCGACAGCTGATTTGATTCGTAAGTATCCGAAGGTTTTGGGTGGGATGCCTAACCCGATGGCGAACCTTGTTCCTGATAGCACGTTGGCAAATAATGCTGGAAGTTTGTTTAATGGTGGTGGCATGGGGAATGTCAACATCGAGGTCAATGCTGGGTTGGGTGCTAGTGGGATTGAGATTGGTCAGGAGATTGAACAGTATTTGCGTGAATACTTAAACTTCACCGGTGGACAATTCTCGTTTGGTTCTATTGGTTCTATTTTCTAATGGCTAAGCAAGCGATATGGGGGGAAACCCTTAAGGTCAATTTAGATGTCGGGTTTAAGACCAACATCTTCAAATTGGACTCCAGCCTTCTTGACGGGGTTGACACCCTTGAAGGTTCCACAGAGTTCGTAGATATTACTGAGTATGTTCAAAACATCACTATCAATCGTGGACGCACCAACCAGGTAGACACGTTCAATACCGGAACACTTGCCATCCTTGCTGATGACCGTGCATCTGGCAGGTCATTCGACCCGTTGAACACAGCCTCACCTTGGTATCAGGGTGACTTGGGTATTGCCCCACGTCGAGCGATTGAGGTTTATGGTGGTTCGGCTGGAACGGCTGCGATGTTTAAGGGTTACATCTACGACTTGAACATTGAATACGATGAGCCACAGTTGTCGTCAGCACAGATTCTCGCTGTTGACGCTTTGGCACAGTTAGCGCAAACCAACCTTGTCGGATTCAACCCTTCGCAGCAGCTCACGTCTGAGCGGGTTGACACAATCTTGTCTAGGAACGAGGTGTCTTGGTCGACTGCGTTGCGTGAGATTAATGCTGGGTTGGCAACGGTTGGAACGGTTGCGTATGAGGACAATACGAACGTGTTGGAGGCTTTGCAGGCTTTGCAGGTTTCGGAGAATGGTCGGTTCTATGCGTCCCGTGATGGGATGTTGGTGTTTGATCCTCGTGTGCAGGTTTCGTTTGGGACGGCTGTGGCGGTGTTGGGTGGGACTGCGGTGACGGATGTTCCGATTCGTTCGTTGAATAATTTGTATGGGGCTGAGACTGTGTTGAATCGTATTTCGGTTCAGGTGCAGGGTTCGAGTGTGTTGAGTGTGGTGAATGGTACGGCTTCACAGGCTGAGTATGGGATTAAGAACTTTGCGTTGAATAATTTGCCGTTGGTCAATGATGCTGCTGGTTCGGCTTTGGCTGTTGCTTTACTTGATAGGTATGGTGAGCCGGAGGTGGTGTTCAATGAGACCAGCGTGCTGTTGAACGGTTTGTCTTCGGCTCAGCAGGAGTTGATGGCCTCGTTGGAGATTGGCGATATTTTGGCGGTGGAGAAAAGGTTCGCTGTTGGTACACCTTCGGTGGTTCGACAGAACGTGGTGGTCGAATCCATTAGACATCAGATCGCCCCGTCACGGCATGAAGTGTTTTTAGGGTTGGGTCAGGTGCAGTTGGTGTTGCCGTTTATACTTGACACCAGCGAACTAGACGACACTACTTATGCACTAACATAGGAGGCACTATGGCAATACGTCCAACCTTTTCACCTGGGGATGTTCTCACCAGTAACAACATGAATATCCTCGCCAATGCGCTGATAACAGTCAATGCCCAATCTGGTACGGCCTACACACCTGGCACAGCTCAGGTAGGTCAGTTGACGACGTTGAATAACGCAGCAGCACAAACGATCACTATCCCTGCGAATGCAACTACCGCGTTCGCTATCGGTGACCAACTGAACTTCATGTTGCTTGGTACCGGCACAGCAACCTTTGTTGCTGGTGGTACAGCTGTCATTCGATCAGCTGGTGCGAAACTTAAACTTACAACTCAATACGCTGTTTGTACCGTACTCAAGTGGGATACCGACGCTTGGATTATGGTCGGCAACGTAACTGCATAACATTATGCAGATTTTGGCTGGTGTCACGAGTCAAGCAATAGTTTCAAGCGTTGAATATCTTGTTATTGCTGGTGGTGGTGGTGGTGGTAACGGTGGTGCTGGTGCGTTTGAGGGTTCTGGCGGTGGTGCTGGTGGTTATCGAAACGCAACAAGTGGGGAAACAACTGGTGGTGGCGGTTCTGCAGAAACCCCAATAACTATCACTCCAGGAGTTACCTACACAATCACAATAGGTTCTGGTGGTGCAGCACAAACAGCAGGTTCAGATAGTTCTATTGCGGGAACAGGTTTATCTACAATTACTTCTACTGGTGGCGGTAGAGGTTGGGGTGCTTTGTCTGGTGTGAATGGTGGTGCTGGCGGTTCAGGTGGTGGTGGTGCAGGTGGAAGTAGTAGCGGTGGAGTACGAACTGCGTCACCTGTTCAGGGAAACAATGGCGGTAATGGACTTACAACAAGTCAGGCTGGTGCTGGTGGTGGTGCAGGTGGTGTTGGTGCTAACAGTCCTAACGCTGCTGGCGGTTTAGGTTTGTCGTCGTCAATTTCTGGTTCGTCTGTTGCTCGTGGTGGTGGCGGTGGTTCCTCTAGTGGTGGTGCTGGTGTTGCTGGTGCGTCATCGTCTAACGGTGGGGCTGGTGCAGCAAATACTGGTGCTGGCGGTCACGGTGGAGTTAGCACAGGTAGCCAAGCGGGTGGGGCTGGTGGTAAAGGTGTCATCATTTTGCGCTACCCAGATACGTTTGCACTTGCAACAATCCTTACAGTTGGAACGGTGACTACCACAGGTGGGTATCGGATTTACACATTCAACGACAGTGGAACGATTGGGTGGTCGTGACAATGGCTTCATTTGCTGAACTTGACGAAAACAACATTGTCTTACGGGTAATTGCGATTAGTAATTCTGTATGTGGTGAACCAGAACTTGCATTCCCAAATACAGAATCTTTGGGACAAGATTTTATTGCAAACGTATTGAACATTGGTGGAGTGTGGTTGCAGACAAGCTATAACAACAACATTCGCAAACAGTACGCAGGTATTGGATACACATACGATGAAGATGCTGATGTGTTTATTGCGCCTCAGCCGTATGCGTCTTGGTTGTTGGATGCAAACTATGATTGGCAAGCACCGATTGATTACCCTGCGGATGGGAAACATTATTCGTGGGACGAAGCAAATCAGGTTTGGGTCGAGTCTCCCGCTATCTAGTTTTCTTCCCAGCGTTAGTAGGTTTTCTTTTCACTAGTTCCAAGGCTGAGGCTGACGGGTTTGGTGTGTGGGAGTTCTCGAAGTCTTGTCTGTCGGATAATGGTGGCACGGTTGAGCCGGTTGAGGGTGGGTTCAGGCTTGTTGGTGCTGATGGTGGGACGTGCGCTGGGAAGTCTCATTATGTGCGGATGCAGGCCATCATCCCAGAGGAGACAAACGAACTCGGTTTCCAGTGGGCTTATCAGACGAACGATGGGTCTTGGTATGACCCACCACAAATCATTCTGAACGGTGTCATCACACAGCTCACGAATCAAAGCAACGCAACCGGATCAGGGTTGATTCAGGTTGAGGCTGGTGATGTGTTTGCGTTCCAGCAGTATTCGACTGACTCATGCTGTCAACCAGGTCTGCTGACGATTACGGGGTTGACATTAGGCTTGGGTGAATGGGTATCTACAACCTCATCCACAACAACGACGACGACCTCTACTACTACTGTCCCGTCAACGACTGTCCCTGTCACCAACCCGACTACTACGACAGTTCAAG